AGCAGATGCCGTTGCACTACTTGCTGCATTAGATGCAGAGGTAGATGCTTGGCTTGCACTGTTAGCAGAAGCCGTTGCAGAGTTAGCACTAGCTGTAGCTGAGTTAGCAGCATTAGTTTCAGATAAAGCAGCTGCTGTAGCATTGTTCTGTACATCATCTAAATAAGTAGAAGCCTCTTGAGCCTTATCAGTAGCAATGCCTGCTTGAGTAGTAGCAATACCTGCTTGAGTAGTAGAAGTAGTAGCACTAGCAGCAGAGCTGTTAGCTGAGGCTAAAGACTCACTAGCTTTAGTTGTAGAGGTATCAGCACTTGATGCAGCACTGCTTGCACTATTAGCACTAGCTGTTGCTGAGTTAGCACTAGACGTAGCTGAATTAGCAGATTGAGTAGCACTATTAGCAGATGCTGTAGCTGAGTTAGCAGAAGCTGTAGCTGAGTTAGCACTAGCTGTTGCAGAGTTAGCAGAGTTGGTTGCTTGGGTAGTAGCAATCCCAGCCTGTTGAATAGCAATATCACGAGCTGTTTCAGCTTGAAGTACGGCACTACCTGCAAGTACATCTCCTAGTTCTTCTGGGGTTGATGCTACTTCAAGTACAAGAGTAGCCCCTTGTGGAGGCTCTCTGTAGAAAGAAATAACATTATCTACTAACGTCCATAACTCAAAAGATACTGTGTCAGCGGCTGCTGGGGAGTTCTCTACACGTACGAACAATCCTGTTGCTGGGTCTACTTCTCCATCAACACCATTAGGGTCATATTTAAAGAGGTATACTCTACAATATAATTCTGATTTAATAATAAAATCAGATAAGAAGGTACGTACTGTACCATCTAACTGTTGATAAAACTTAGTTGAAATCATTTAATTACCTCTAGTATCTTTGACTTCGTTGATAAAACATACCTTCGTAGTTTACTGTTTTAAGGTTAAACCCTTTGTCAGGTACATTCTCATTTTCTTTAAACACAATAGTTGTTCTAGCACTATTACCCATAACTGTAACTTTGTCATCATCATTGTAGATACGGTTAAACTTGTACCCGTTATCTAGCCAAGGACAAGCATCACACCAAAGGAGTGTATCATCCCAGAACCCTGATTTAATTAATGAATCAAAGGTAGTGTCTGTTAAGTCTTGGTTAGTAATTACTGTAGAAAATCTACTGTTCTCATCTATTGAATACAACAAGGTGCGTATTTGTAGTCTACCTCTACGAGTACCAAAATCTTCAACCTTTACCTGCCATTCAGAAAACTCTACTAAAGAGTTGTAAGCATAGGAAACACCATCTACTACATCTAAATAAGAAATAGTTGTATAGTTAGTAGGTGTGTTTAGGTTCATAGTCGTCAAGATTGTTTTATTATTTTGACTATCTAGAACAGGTAAGAAAAGCTGGTTGTCAATAATACTACCCCCTATTACAGGAAAAGGTGTATCCCATCTATGGATAGCTGCTTGAACTACTTGCTCCCCTACAATAGTACCATTAAATACATACATAGTTTGACTATTGTAGTCTAAAAGAAGTACATACCCTAGTGTGCTATGTCCTATAAGCTTAAACGTATTACCTGCTAAGTAAGTAGGTGCTTGTAATGTAACATCTGTAGCTACAAACTTATTATCTACTCTTTCAGATAGTGTATATTTATATAGATGTTCTGACTGTCCTATTGTAGATACAAAGAAAGCAGCGTCCCCTACAACAATAGGTTTAGCAGAAGGAAGTATGTTATACTTACTTGCAATACCTACAATAGCAGTGTTAGGACTTAATGGCCCACTTGATGAAATAATAAACTGTGTATTATCTGAAAACACTACAAGTCTATCTGCTACTTCAATAGCAAATCTGAGTACAGATACACTTTGTCCTGCTACGGTCAAATCTATTACATCACTATCTACAAGTGTTCTTACAGTAGTAGGGAAAAAGTTACCATAGTTGTTTATCTCAGAGAACAGGATATGCTCTTTTGTAATAACACCCAGTCTGTTCTGGTAGAAGAAGATGTCTTCTATTGCACTTCCTACTAAGGAGGGGGCTTTAGCCGTAGTATTATCCCCTACAACACGAGGTTTCCATCCTAAGGTAGTATCAGCAAGGTCTGCTACAGAAGATAGCTCAGTGGCTGTATATGGCTTAAAATAGAATATACCATCCCCATCCCTAAATAATACATGAGGTAGTGTAGTCTCGTCAAGTATATTTTTTAGCCCCGGCTTCTTGTCTTCAACCCAGCTTATTTCGTTTTCATACTTTAACCAATACCCTATACCATCATTAGTACCCAATGTAACATATACAAAGATACCTCCTAAGCTACGAGTAGTTGTATAATAGTCTACGATAGCTGTAGGTAGTACGGCAGGTAATTCTGCTGCTGAGGATACTACACCATTAAAACCGAAGGAGGCTGAAGATGATACACTATCAGACCATTCCCACGTAGGAGGCTCACCAGTGCCTACCCAGTACACGAACGCACCCTCTGAGGCATAGTTACTGCCTAATTGAGTAGCGAGCTGTGCTGCTATCTTCTCAGCCTCTAGGAGGTCTACATCAAGTACAAACTCTGTACCTGTCCATGTAAAGGTACGTTGAGCTGTTACTGACTCTCCGTTAAGTGTGTAGGTATGTCCTTGTACGTTAGCAGCTGTGCTTGTACTATTAGTACTACCCTCTGTTCTAACACTAGTCTCAATACTAGTAACATTCTTAATCCAGTAAATACCTACTTTCTTTTCTGCATCAAGAGGTTCAGAAGTTGTGTTCTTTAAGTCTACTTTTTTATTCTTGTTTACAATAAATGTAAAGTCCCCTACAGTGTTAGCTGTAAAAGAATTAAACACTTCTTTGTATGTTTCTGTACCAACTACATTTAGGTAAGGACTAGAGGTAGTAAACTTGTTACTAAAATCTGTAAGGTCTGTAACAGACAACTCACCGTCCCCATTAATCATAATCATGTACCTTTCACCATCTCCCCTATCGTAAGAATACTCAAAAAAGTTAGGGGTTGATGAGAAAGATGTATTGTTAATCTCTCCTCTATCAACTAAAGGATTTCTACGATAAACTCCTCGTGACACATCAGGAATACAATTAATCATCTCCTCTACTTGTGTCTCAAAACGAGCTTCTTCGTGCTGTTGAGATACCCCCTGAGATAACGATTGTAAGGAGTGGTTTACTAAGGTCATTCTATACTCCTCTTAACGGGTTTGTCCATCTATAAGAGACTTGTCTTTCAATAAGACTCACATCTAAATATTGGGCATTTTCTCTTTGTAAATTAACGAGTGCTTCTTGTTCTTCAAGAAGTAACATCTGTACTTGTTCTGAATTACCAATTATCTTTTGGCTAAATTTTCTAGCTGCTCTAGTAGCAATATACTCATAAGCACCTACTGGAATATCTGAATAACTTACTGCCCATACCAAGTCAACTTCTACAGCTTCTTCAAATAAAAAGCTCTTAGTAACAGTATTATATAGTAAGCCTTGTTTTTTAATAAGTGGTTGATAACGTCCACTGTCAATCCGTATTACTGTTTCTGGGAAGGCAATAAAGCCTTGGTTGTCTGGAAATAGCTTAAAGGCTCTTTCTGTATTAAACCACCAACCCTTGTTCTGTATCTCTATCCATACATCATCTACTATAGAAGAGGCTACTTGTGCATCACTACCTAATGTAAACTCAGAAGGAATAGACCCTTTAGGTAATGGAGCTTCACCAATAGCTTGTAAACACCTATTTACCAAGCCTAGTTTATTTTGTCTGGAGTCATCTAAATTTATAAGGGACATACAAACTCCTGCATGAGTGAAACAAAAAAAAGGGTCACCTGTTAAAGTGACCCTAAGTTTTTAGTTAGTAGTGATAATACGACAAGCTTTGCCCGGCTCTAGAATATCCATACCTAGTGCGTAGTAAGAAGTCAATAAGTCACCTAACTTTTCTGGTAGATAGTTAGCTTCAGAAGTGATGTCCATAGCACGTACTACGCCAACACAACCTGACTGGAAGAATAGACCAACAACATTGTCACCACCAGTATCAGTAGCTGGGATGTGGTTAGACCATTTGATAGGAGTACCAGCAATGTTTAGTACGTTACCTGAATCAATACCACCGTTACCGTTAGTAAAGTCACGGTTAACTGCACGGCTTGACTGTACAATAAAGGCGTAGTTTTGAGGAGTAGTAACAAGTACACGACCATCCATAGGAACATCTTTAGAGTTAAAAGATACGTTAGCTTGGAACATACCTTCTACGATTAAGTCACCCTTACCTTCAGTATTAAGTGCATTAAATGCAGCAGTAGTACCAAGAGATACAACATGACCACCAATCTGAGTAGTAGTTGCAGGTGCTTCAGAAGCAGTTACGATAAGACCAGCAATCTGCTTATCAATCTTAGTAGACAATGCTTCAGCAGCTTGTTTAGCTAACTCACCACGTAAGTCATACTGTGCTAACTTCTCATCTAACTTATCTACAAAGTGTGAGTAGTATACACGGTCAGTGATAGTGATGGTACGCTCATTAACTTTTAGTACGTTAGCTGAAACATCAGTACCGGGAGTATGAGTAGCAGCATCAGTATCAGCAGCTTGACCAGTAGTAATGAACTGGGCAGATACACCACCTGAGATAGTACGAGTCTTAACCATTTCCATAAATAGGTTACGACGTTGGAAAGCAGCTAGTACTTCACCAGAGTATAATTTAAGACCTAAGGCACGATTGTCCTTACCGGGTACAGCGCTAACACCATTTGTGTTAATAGGGTTTGTTACATTAAAAGACATTTAGAATTTCCTTCTATAAAATAAATATAATTGTGTTTGATACATAAGGTAGCTATTCTTTTGTATCTAAAGTTTTTGCTTTACAGCTAGCTGAGTTGTCTCTCATACTTTCCCCGTAGGGCGTACTTAAGGCTCAGGAGAGATGTGGCGGAGAGAATACCACACCTCACCTCAACCCCCTCGTGTGAGGGTGAGGAGTCTTCAGTAGACTGTATATGAACTAGTACCTAGGTAGGTCTGAGTACCAACTGGATTCATCAGTAGCAGCAATTTTCTTTTCAACTGCTTTACGATAAGATGGGTCACGAGCATACCTTGGGTCTTGAATATCCTTAAGCATATCTGATTTAGTATCATATCCTTTAGAAGGTTTAGGTTTATTACCTTCACCACTATGGATAGGGTCTACTTCAGGCTTAGGGGTATTAGATACTGAGGCTTTGTATTTGTCTACTAGGAAAGTGGCTAGTACACGAATAACCTCTTTATCACCTCCTGCTTTGTCTACAGCGGCATTGTAAGCATCTACATCTTCTTTAGGTAAGTTAGTAGCTGCCCAATCAATCGCTTGTTTGTAAGTCTCTAGTCCACCTACAGGTTGTAAAAGCTCATCTTGTTGTTTAGCTACTTTCCATTCAAGATATTCTTCATCAACCTCAGGGGCTTCCTTAGCACTATCTTCAGGGGATTCCCCCTCTTCCTTACCTTGGCTTCCTAACTTCTTCTCTAGTTCTTGGTAAGCCTTTAGTAAATCTTCTTGTGTTTTAAACTTACCTGCAAGCAGGCTTTCATCTTCTTTCTCACTGGGAAGTTCGGGTACTTCCTCTTCCTTAGGTTCGTCAGCAATAGCTTCTTCAACCTGTTCCTCTGTTAGAATGTCAGATTTAGGGATTGTCATATCTTCTTGTTCAGCCATATCCTCTCCTTTAAAAATTACTCAGTTTCTTTAGCTTTAGAGCCTGAAGGTGGGAAGTAATTCCCTTTCTTCTTATCTGCTGCTTCCCGTTTAGCTTTATCGGCAGCTGCTTGTTTTTTCTTTTCAGCTTGGATTTTCTCAAAGTCAATTTTCTTTGACTTGTTCCATTCATCTGCTGTATAGATAGTTGCACTCATTTGCCTTTTCCTTTTCCTTTTTTCTTACAAGCCATATTACCCTCCTTGGTTCTTAGCTTCAATTTGTTGCATTTCCATACCTTGTTGCATCTGCATCATTTGTTGTTGCATTGCCATTTGTTGTTCTTGTTCAGCCTGTTTCTCCTCAGGTGATTTAACAACAGTAGCTGGGTCAATACCAAGAGCAGTAGCAACTTGAGATAAGTAGCCATCAATCTTAAGGTTTTCCATAAGTATTTCAGGCCCAAGTTGGGCAAGTGATTGTACTAGGAAAGTTAAGTTCTGTAAATCTCGTTCACGTGAGATAGCACTTGCACCTGTTACAATACTAGGTGTAGTAATCTCTAATACTCTAGGATTAACTTCTTTTAGTAATAAGGTAAGTAGGGGAAGTTGGAACTCCTGAGCTAGTACAGAATAAGTACCACCTAAGGCAGCCTCTAGTTCTGCAATAGTAGCTCTAACTTCTACAGCTGTAGTACGTTCACTATCTCGTACACCACCTTGTACATTTAAGAAGGCACGGTTAAGTCGTATCTCTAGCTGTTGCATTAAAGCGAAAGGTACTTGTAAGTCCGGTGCTTTGTTAGTCTGTAAGATAGTTACATCTCGTTCTAAGTCACCTAGTATTACATCCCCGTTGTGTGCTGCTACAAGGTCTTCCATCTTAGTAGTAGCTGCTGGGCGCATACCAAATACAAACTTACTTGCAATACCAGACCCATCTAACATAATCTTAGATAGACCTTCTAGGGAACGTAAGTCACCTAGGTACTGCTCTACAAGACCACGACCATAAGCCTCATTAAAAGTATTAGTCCATCGTAGTGTAATGTAAGGACATTCCTCTATCTTATGTTCCTTAATAGAAGCCTCTACAATACTATCACATATCTCTTGAAAGACTACGAACTTCTCTTTGTTTTTACGTACAACACTTGTATAGATGTATACTTCATCTTCAGCATCTTCAAAGTCTTTGTTATCTTCTAAGGCTTCTAGTATTTCTTTAGGTAGTACGTGTTTACTAATCTTCTCCTTAATTACAATCTCTACTACGTTACCCACATAGTCACGACTTACTACGTACTCATAAGGGTTAAAGACTTTCATCCCACCACCTTTTACTTTGTAGAGTAGTACGTTACCTGTAATGATAAGTAGTTTAAGAGCTTCATACATAGGTACACGTAAGGCTTGTGTATCAATTAGTACATTA